GCTGGCCGGTACTGTGTACAGCGTAGTCACGCCAGTGGTGATGGCCGCTTGGCCAAGTTTTGCGGGTGTTATTACATCGAAAGCCATGTGAGCACCAAGTTAGATTTGACAGAAGCTGGAAGGCTTGAGGCTGGCACTGGGCCGTTTTCCCAACGTAGTTGGACTCCATCGTAAACGAGGACATCGCCATTTGCAGGTGTCGGTGCATAAACGTCAGAGAGTTGGCTGACCAGTGGCTCGGCCTGCACTCTGACAAAAACCGATCCAGAGCCTGCTGTGGCTGCATTGACCACGGCAGCAACAACAATGTGAGGTGTTGGTGCTGCTGGCAGATTTTTTGTCAATCCACCAGCAAATGATGGGTTGTAGTACAGGATGTCACCGTCTGCCCAGACTTCACCATAAGGTGTTCCGGTGGTGTTAAAGCCTCGCACCAGACCAAAACTAGAGACAAGGCCAAAGCCATTTAGAGCAATGGCTTCTGCGGCCACGCCCATGATGAGCTGGCCATTTGTCACGCCAGTTGATGGTTTTCCCTTGAGCACGCCAGACGCACCAACCGAGCCATCAAACATCACCAGTTGGCCTTTGGCAATGGCTGCCGATGCCTTGATGTAGTAATACTGCGACTCGCCAATGGCTTGATTGACGTTTGGTGTCATTTCAAGATTGAGCGTGTAGCCACCATTCCAATGCATCCTGCCAACCTTCACGGCTGGTGATGGTGTGGTGGTGTTGAAGTCGATGTAGTCTGTCACCACCGAGTTGTTGTTCTCGATGACTGGTGCAGCAGCCAGCATCTCAAGTGCTTGTGCCAGGCGAGGGATTGCATCTAATGCCTGTTGCACTTTGGCATTCAGAACAGCATCCTCGACTGCGGTGTCCTGTGCCAGCGCACTAAGTTGAGCCAGTGCCTCGTTTGCCGTGGCCGCTGCCGTATCTGCCTGATACTCGAAGTCTGTTCCGGTGATGACTTGTAATTCATCAACGACAGAAAACAACAGCTCAAATTGTCTGATCTGTTGTTGATCAGTCAGAAACTGCGCGAGCTGATCTCGCGTCAGGTTAAGTCTGCGGGAAACTGGTGCGGTTGCCATCAGAATGCCAGTGGCTCGATTTGAGCTTCAAGACGAACAAAAGATACATGGGCATCGCTGTCGCCACGGAATCTCTGGATGCGCCAGTTGCGCATGTGGCCTTGCTGGAACCATGCTAGGCGCTTGGCGGTGTTGCCAGTCGTTCCAACTGTGATGCTTCGGTCTTGACTCCATGCAAGGCCGTCTGTGCTGTAACTGGTGCTGATCTGTGGGTTTGTTCCCAATGCCACGCTGCCAGTCAAACTGACCAGCTCCATCTCGTTGAAGATTGCGCCATTGCTTTCGTTGTAGACGATGAGCGTGCCAAATTCCCAGCGCACTTGCTGACCCCAATGGTGGCCAGTGTTTTGCACCAGATAACCAATTGAGCTGGACTGTGGATCGCCCACCAGCCACTTGTCGTAGCACCAGACCATGTTTCGTGCACGGTACTGCGCAAAGCCGACCACAGTCGTGGTCAGCGTAAACCAGACTTGTTCACCCAAAGCCTCGGATGCCGAGGCATCATAGACAACAGTTCGGTCTGGCAGATGCACGTAGAGGTGCTGGTGATTCTTGTCGTTTCTTGCTTCGAGCTTGACCGTGGCCAGTTGCGCTTCGGTATATTGCAGGAGCAGATTGTCGATCTCTTGAGTGCTAATCTTTTGAGTGGTTGCTGCCGCACCAATGTAGATGCCTGGCGCTTCATTGCGGCCACCACCCAAGAATGCGATGCGCTCAATGTAGACGCAGCAGGCAAATGTGCCAACCACACCCTTTTGGATTTGAGCGCCATCGATGCGTGCGAATGGGAATAGTTCGCCACCCACGTTGTCAAACACCTCAATGGTGTTTCGGTTCATCGCATAGACCTCATTGCGGAGCTTGAGCAAAGCCACCACAGGGTCTGGGTCAACTTCTGAGCTTCCATACTTCAGCGGGTTTACAGCCAGAGGATTGGACAGCTCTGTGACGATCAAAAACTCGCCATCGGTTGTCATGAAGTAACCATCAACCCAGCAGAAGTCCAGCACTACGCCAAGGTCTGGGTCAGTGTTCTGCGTGAGTGTTAATGCAACTGGATTCCAAAAATACAGTCGGCCACCAGACGCAATACCAAGAAGATCGAAGCTGTAGTCAAATGTCACCAGATCAGTGGTTGGCCCACCAACATCGCCCAAAGTGGTCACTGTGCCGTTGCTGGCCACAGTCACCAGCTTGGTGCCCATGACTCGGTAGCAGATGCCGTTCCAGTTGACACCACCACGGTCAGTGCCTGGGCCTGTACCGTTAGCCACGATTCCATCGCCTGGTCGCAGGAATCCATTGCTGATGCCAGAATTCTTTGGCACTGGCACCATGTTGACCGGATAGGCAGTGCGAAACTCTGGCGTGTTGTCAGCGTAGATGCCGTTTAGGATTGGGATTTGCATGGCTTACCACTTGACCTTATTGGCCCAGTACGCTGCGCTCATCTTGCCCTTGGCAATGTTCTCAGCATGTCTGGCCTTGAATGATTCTCGACGAGCCTCGGATGCCTTTGACTCGCCTTCCTTCTTTGGTGATCCAGACACGCCTTGCTGACCAAAGCGAATGGTTTTCACTTGGTCGCCTACCTTAGCCACAACAACGTGGCTTTTAGTTGGGTGCGATGGAGTGCGCTTGGGCTTGTTGTAGCCCTCGACTCCAATGCGAGCAAGGCGAGTGTCTTTGGTGGCCATGTTAGGCAACCCTGTACCAGCTGTTGGTGGCTTGGTAAAAGCGCATTGTGAAGAATGCATTGGCTGCCAGTGTGGTGGGTGCACCGAATGCATTGGCTGCGCCATTGAGCGCCAGAGTGAAGCTGGTGATGATCTGAGTGGTGGTGATTAGCACTTGAGTACCGTCTGGCACGCCAGTGTTCAGTGGCAAAGTGACTGTGCCTGCGGCCAGTGTGCCAGCAGGCTGAATGACCATCCACTGTTGCTCGCTGGTAGGCGTTGGCACTGTGATGTTGAAGCCAGTGCCTGGAGTGTAGAGATTTGTGGCCACTGTTGGAGCCGCAAATGTCTGCTCAAAATATTGCAGCAATTGCGTGATCGAAACTTTCCGAGCATCACCATTGTTGGAGACATAAACCGGAAGCAGATCACCGCCAGAGACTTGGCTGATGCCCGATAGTTGATTGATGGTTGGCATGATTGTGTTTCCTCAGTTGAATTCGAGTGGGCCGTCTTGACCGGCCAAGACTGGATCGTAGGGTCGACGCAAGAATGGGTTGTCGTAGACGCGCCAAGGCTTGTTGCCTGCACCGGATGGCATTGTGCCTGGCAGTTGTTGCTCCATTGGCATGGCTGCACGTGACAGGAGCGTGTTGTACGACTCTTTGGCCGTGGTCTTGGTGTCGGGCATGACCTGCTTGCCGTAGCTGGGAGCCAGCTTGATGGCCAGATTGGTGTAGATGGCCTCGTTGGAGCTGTCGGGCACGTTGGTCTGCTCGTCCAGATCGCTGTCTTGTGGGCTAGATGGCAGAGGGTAACCGAGGCGAATGCCAAGGGCATTCCATGCTGCAATCATGGTGTCGAGCCTGCGCAGGGCAGACTGCAACTGCTCTGGTGTCAGATCAAAGACGTAGGAGGCAAGGCCAATTTCCTCGAAGGCCTGTGTGACGAATTGGCGCTTTGTCCATCCCATGTCATTCTCCTGTGTTTTCAGACAATCTGTCTTGGATCAATTGTCCCAGTTTTTTGTCTTTTGTGCGACCATCAAAACGAATTCCGAGTTCTGTGGCCTTGGCCTCCAGTTCCTCGCGGGTTGGGCCTGCGTCCTCATCGATAGGTTCTGGATCAGACTCGACTACTGTGGACGCAACTTGTGCTTCTGCCTCGGCCTTCTCACGCAGCAAGCGGTGGTTGATACCGTCGATTGGCTTGGATGGCTTGCGAACCTTGACAGGCTTTTTATTCTTTGCGTACCTTGGCGTAAGAATGATGTCTTGCATCACTTGGCCTTTCTTTTCATGGGCTTTGCTGTTTTTGCTGCGGCTTTGAAAGCTGCGGAAGTAGGTGCGCCCTTTGTGCCAGGCTTGCGCATGCGCTCAGGCGTTTTGCCTGCGGCCTTCTGGTCTGCAATGCGCTCACGCTTTGCGTGAATGTTTGCGTACAAACCGGCTTTCATTTCATGGCCTTCTTTGGCGCTTTGCTGGGCTTACCTGCGGCTTTGGCTGCTTTGGTGGCCACATTCAATGCGATGGCCACGGCCTGCTTCATTGGCTTGCCGGACTTCTTTTCCATCTTGATGTTCTTTCCGATGGACTTGCTCGAATAACCTTTTGTCAATGGCATGGTGATCTCCTATTGGAAAAGGGGGGCCGAAGCCCCCCAGTTTTTTGGCCAGATTACTGGTTGAACAACAAGATGCCAGACATCTCGGGGTTCTTGTTGACCACACCGAACAGCGTGTCCATACGATACTTGATCGTCATGCTGTTGATGTCGTACCACTTTTGCAAGACCAACTCAATGCCTTGGTCTGTGCTTGCACGCATCACTGCGACACCAGCGTCAGATGGCACTGCGTAACGGCCAGGCAAGATTTCCAAGGAATCACGCTGCCAGAACACGTTCACAGAAGCTGCGTTGACGTTCAAGAAGGTGATGGCGGCTGCATCGGCTGCGATGGCAACTTCCACGTTCTTGTACTGCAACTGAGCGTCTGTTGGGCCAACACCACCAATGGTTTGAGCACCAATGATAGGAGGTGTGATTACCATTTGTGTACCGTTGGTCACTGAGACAACACGGAAAGTCTTCAACTGACCAGTGCTTTGCTTGGTGATGTGGTGCACAGCGTAGACCTCAGCGATCTTGAATGCATCGCCTGGAGCAATGCTTGCAGTGCTGTTAACGGTCACGGTCTGGAAGCGGTTGTCCACGTTGATCTGGCCGCCCACAGCTGTGGAAGTGGCTTGAGGAGCGTAGTTCGCTTGTGTGTTAGAGCCGTTTGTGTCGATGGTCTTGCTAGTGCCAGCAGCAGCTGTCAAGCGGTTTGCGTAGTCCATCTTGTAGGTGTCGAAGCCTGCGACCATGCCAACGTAGTTGCGCTCGTATGCCTTGTCAGACTTGGCATTGCCGAACGAACGGCTGGCTTGAGACAAGTTACCGGCCAGACCGTTGTA